GACTCCGACGGTCACTGCTGGGACGGTCGAGTCCAGTTCACGAACAAGAACCCCCTCCTGATCGAGGGCTTCGTTGAGCTGGCCCGGTCCCTCGGCTACAAGCCGAAGGTGCATAAGGCGGACGGCGGCGCACGGTACGCCGTGTTCATCAACCATGACAAGTCCGTCGTCGCCCGCATCCCGCGAAAGCAGGCCGGGGCGGTGGACTTCAAGGTCACCCGCTCGGGCGCGAAGCGCTACGTGCGCAGCGTCGTCGAGGTTGCCAGCGAGCCCGTGAAGTGTATTGGCATCGATACCGACTCTCACCTGTTCCAAGTGGAGGGCGGGATTCTGACGCACAATACCCGGAACACTTCGGACATGTTCAAGACCCTCCTCACGGATGAGGCCATCGACCACTTCGGCTTCAACCTCGGGATGGAGGTCCAGTACGCCAAGGGCGGCCTGGTGGAGATTCACTGCGTGACTTCCTCGCCGCGCTCCCTGGAGGGTAAGCGGCCCAGCTTCCTGGTGGCGAACGAGACTCAGAACTGGCTCGCCACCAACAACGGTCACAGGATGTACGGCGTGATGAAGGGCAACCTCATCAAGCACAAGGATCAGTGCCACATGCTGATCATTGCCAACGCCCCCATCCCTGGCGAGGACAGCGTCAGCGAGGGCCTCATCGAGTCCTACGAGAACACGCTGATCGGCAAGGCCGACGACCGCGATCTCCTCTACGACTCCCTGGAGGCGCCGGCGAATGCGCCGGTCGATGACCGGGAGGCCGTTGCCGCCATCGTGGAGGTTGTGCGCGGCGACAGCGTCTGGCTGCCCATCGAGGCCGTCGTGTCGGACTTCTTCGACTCGATGATCCCCAAGTCCGAGTCGCGTCGCAAGTGGTTCAACCAGGTCGTTGCCGACTCCGATGCGGTCCTCTCTCGTGAGACCATCATCGGCACCCGCCGTGAGGGCAACCTGTACCCCGGCGACGAGATCGTGCTCGGCTTCGACGGCGGTCGCACGGACGACTCCACCGCACTGGTGGCCATCCGTGTGCGTGACCGCCTCGCCGTGCCCATCCGCATCTGGGAGAAGCCTCGGGGGGCCGAGGAGTGGACGGTGCCCCACGATCAGGTGGACTCCACTGTGCATGACACGTTCCGCCGCTACAGGGTGAAGGCGTTCTTCGCTGACGTGGCTCTGTGGGAGACGTTCATCATGTCGTGGTCCGCTGACTACGGCGAGACTCTCGCGGTGCGGGCGAGCGGCCAGTCCGCCATCGGCTGGGATATGCGTGGCATCAAGGCCGCGACCCTGGCGCATGAGCGGATGCTGAACTCGATCCATTCCGGCCGCCTGCTTCACAACGGCGACCCGCACCTGATGCAACACATGGGCAACGCCCGTGTGCGCGACAACGCCTTCGGGCGCTCGTTCGGCAAGGAAGGGCGCAACTCGTCCCGCAAGGTCGATGCCTACGCAGCCCTCATGCTCGCGCACGAGGCCCTTAATCAGTATCTGGAGCGCGGCTCCCACAAACCCGAGAAGCGTCAGCGCACCGGCCGCGTCGCCTTCTACTAGGAGAGTCCATGGCAGAGAACAAGCTAACCCCCGGCTCGCCGGAGTGGGCGCTGGAGAAGTGCCTCGCCGCGATGCGCCGGGATCAGGAGGACCTGGAGCGATACGACGCCTACCTCGCCGGCGATCACGATGATGTCTACATCCCCGACGATGCCGATGTTGAGTTCAACATGCTCGCCGAGCGGGCGGTCCTGAACCTCATCCCCCTGGTCATCAACTCGGTCGCCCAGGCGTGCTACGTGGAGTCGATCCGCCACGCCGTGGACCTGGGGATGGACCGTGACGGCGAGGATGCCACGATGGTGTCCATCCCGCCCGAGATGGAGTCCTGGCAACACAACCGCATGGACGCCCGCCAGATACCCATTGTGCGTGCGCTGGCCTCTCACGGCGTCGTCTACACGCTTACACGCAAGGACGCGCAGGGCCGCGCCCGTTACGAGGCCTACACGGGCCACCGGGCGACGGCGATCTTCGACGACTACGTCAACGACCTCGACCCGTCCTGGGGGCTGGTCATCAAGCGTGGCACGCTGGAGGGGATCGAGGAGGCGCACCTCTACAGCGAGAAGCACGTCCGGGTGGTCACCCCGACCAATGGTGGCAGGTTCGAGATCGGCCCGCCGAGGCTTCACGGTCTGAGCACCTGCCCCATTACGCGGGCGACGCTGAACATGGACCTGGACGGCCGTGCGGTGGGGCTGATCGAGCCTCTCATCAAGCCGCAGAACCAGGTGAACCAGTCCTCGTTCGACGTGCTGGCCCTCCAGTCGTACTCCAGCTTCAACGTCCGCTACATCAGTGGCACGAAGACCCCGATCCGGCGATGGACCAAGCAGGACATCGACCAGATGTGGCCCGAGCCCGACCCGAGCGATCCTGACTACGAGGAGAAGCGGATCGCTTGGCTCCAGGCCGACAAGCCTCAGGCCGGCGACCCCGTCCTGGACTCGAACGGCCAAGAGGTCCAGCTCCCGCTGCGCGTGAATCACAAGCGCTTCATCATGACCGAGGACCCCGACGCCAAGGTCGGACAGCTCCAGGGTGCCGATGTGCGCTCCCTGCTCGATGGCCTGTCGGAGCGTGTGAAGTATTTCTTCGCCGTCTCGCAGACTCCCTCCAGCTACGGCGTGGGGGAGATGGCGAACCTCAGCGCTGAGGCGCTGCGTGCCGCCGAGGCCGCCAAGACTCGTCGTGACGACGGGATCAAGATGGTCCTCGCTGAGCTGTACGAGCGCAACTTCCGCCTCGGCATGGAGATCGAGGGTCACGGTGATCGCGCCGGGGACATTAACATGGAGATCGTGTGGGCTGACACTGACCCGCACTCCCTGGGTGTGATCGCTGACGGCTTCGGCAAGATGGCCGACCAGCTCGGCGTTCCCGTCACTGCCCTGTGGGAGGACCTCCCCGGCATGACGACCGGCAAGCTCAAGCATTGGCTGGAGCTGAAGGAGAAGGAGCGGGAGGAGACTCCCGAGCTGGAGATGGTCCGCAAGATGGACGAGCTCGACACCTTCTCCCTGACCGACCCGGAGGGGGTGGAGGTGAGTGGCTGAAGACCCCAGGGTGTCCGAGGCAAAGCTCGCTGAGGCTCGGGCGCTGTGGGAGATCGCACTCATCTATATCGCCCTCGGCGTCGCGGCGCGGGTGCTCACGTCGACAGGTTCCCCACAAGGGATGGCTGCCGCTGGCTACCGTGCCGCACGCCTCCTGGCTCGCGCCTACTACCGCCTGGTCCGGGCGGTGTGGAGCGGGTTCACGATTCCCGGTCGCGGCCAGGGGGCGGGCGAGCTCGTCACGCTCCTGGAGCTGTACCAGGACTTCGAGACTCTGGCGTTCGCGGCCATCCCCACCTCGAAGCACGCCGACACTCGTCGCCGCATGGCCCTGGCGGCCCGCAACGACGACTCGGCCCTGGAGGGCGTGGTCCCCGAACCCGAGGACGACAGCCTCCCCGAGGACCGCTTCCCAGTGGACAAGGAGCTGCTGGAGCGGGCCGACGATCTCATCGAGGATGACGACTTCGAGGTCGACGACCTGGGCGATGACGACTGGCCTGACCGGCGAGAGATCATCGTCGAGGAGATCGAGAACTTCCGTGAGGAAGCCAGCGAGTCCGAGAAGAACGCCCGTGAGGCGCTCCGGGAGCTTGAGAAGCGGATGCGGGAGCTGCGCGAGCAGGAACGCAAGCGCGAACGCGAACTGGCCAGGCGCCTACGCGAACGTGAGCGTGAACGCGAGCAGGAGCGCAAGCGTTCCCGCGAGCAGGAGGCCGCCATTGCGCGGTCCAAGTCTCGTGCGGAGCGTGCCGCAGCCGCTATGAAGGTCGCCCAGGCTGGAGCCCGCGACACTATGAACACTCTTGCCCGAACTGACGGTCGTGCTATCGGCTGGGTTCGGGTTCCGCACCATCACAGTCCATGTGGCTGGTGCTTGATGCTCGCCTCGCGCGGCATCATCCTCTACCGCTCGGCCGCTGCGGCACGTGCCGCCTGGCATGAGAACTGCCACTGCACAGCTGAGCCCGTCTTCTCCCGTGACCACTACTTCAACTCTCCGCAGTTCGCCCGCAACCGGGCGCTCCACAAGATGTGGGGGGACATTGCGGCGGGGAAGGGTCGTGCGGGAGTGCGCGCCTGGAGAA